TAGTGAGATTGAGACAGGTTGCTCTTGAGCATTGATTGGCTTATTACCTTCTTGATCAGTGATCATCCAAGGAATAGCAGATAAGTCTGTGCCGCTGATAACCCCAGAGATGGTGTAAACAGGGTTTTCTTTAATAAAATGGTCAGAGATGGAAGCCCCTGAGTCTACTGGGTGCTTCGTAACCTGACCACGATAGTCTTGGGAGTAGGCTGTAACTGCACTCAGATAAATGAAGCCAGAAGGCTCTTCTGTCTGTTGTGGATTTCCCCAACGTATGGCTAATGACATTGAACCTCCTTACTGTGTTAGGGTATAATTACCAAGTGCTTTATCAATTTCAAGTTTCAAACTGTTGATCTTTATGAGTTTGATGGTTCAAACATTAGGGATATTATTTCTGATCTTGTCATTACAAATTTTAGGATCAGAGAAGATCAAGATACCGGGGATGCTCTTTTCTTAGACCTTACATTAGAACAGGTGACTTTCGCTTCTCTTGAGAAGGTTGAACTGCCGCAAGATGTGCAACAGTCACTTAAAAAGAAAGTGACACCCAAAAAACCTAAGACAAATGCTCCTTCCACACCAAAAGATTGTGAGGCTGCTCAGGCAGCAGGTGACCCGACTGCGCCAACAACAGAGTCTTCAGCTCTTAAGCAATTTGGAATAGGCGGTGTACTAGTGCCGACAGGAGGAACACCATGACACTTCAATATGTTCCTATACCTTTGTACGAGGATGCTTTTTATACCTATCGAATCTCCCTAGAGTCTAACTCTTACACGTTCAATGCGTACTATAATGAGAGAATGGCTGGGTGGTGTTTTGATCTTTATGAAGAAGGTGGGGTTCCTGTAGTTCTTGGAGAGAGGTTGGTAGCTCTCTACCCGATCCTTCTGGACTACGCCCTTCCTAATTTGACGGGATATATTTTACTAGAACCTGTTGGAAATAGCCTCGAAAGGTATAGAACTGACCCCTTCTTGTTAAGTAAATACTTCCGCTGTTTCTATATTTATGATGATGGAGAGTAATTGTGACAATCATTTACCAGAAGAATAGAGCATACTCACTGGTATTTGGTGACATAAATACTGGAGATGGGTGGGAAGTAAACAGTAGCCTAAACCTTTCGTTTGATGTAAATAAGTCTTCGGATAACAAAGCTAAAACGAATAATTGCGTGATCGAAGTATATAATCTTTCCAAAGAAAGACAGAAGCTTTTAGAGCAGCCTTATATAGCTTGTGTATTGTCGGCAGGTTATGAAGACACGGAAGTAAAAAGGCTATTTGCCGGTCAAGTTACAAGTGCAACTACCAGAAAAAGTGGTACAGATTCTATCACTCAGATTCAGCTTGGGGATTCGTACACTGAGTTAAATCACAACACACTGAATAAGCTAGTTGCCCCCGGTAGAAGCTATCAGGACGTTATTGGTGAACTTGCTAAGGAAATACCCGGAGTAAGTAGAACAGTCTTTAATGGTGTGAATATTAACTCTCAGGTGATTGACGGTTACCCTCTCTCTGGTACAGCTAGAGAAATGTTAGATGAGATTGGTAACGCCGTTGATGTTGAGTGGCAGATTGATGACGGTGTTCTCTACATCGCAGATGCGGGTGGCACACACACTGAAGACTTAACCACCGTTTTTGTAATTGCCCAAGATACAGGAATGATTGAACGCCCTTATGCTGTATCCGGAGACTTGCGTAGAACCGCAAAAGATAAAGCTAAGAAGGGTGGGGTTCAAGTTAAGATTCTACTTAACCCTTCTATTGTTTGCGGTTCAATTGTAAAGCTAGAAGACGATCAGTTTGATGGATATTATAAAGTCGCTTCTTTGCGTACCTACGGTGAATACCGTGGAAGTAATTGGTATACAGAGTTGAGATTAGAAAATAAGGTGAAAGTATAATGTCCTTACAAGAATTTGCTAATGCTGCATTTGACTATCAGACAAACAATCTCTATACCGCAATGCCCGGTATTGTAGTCACTGTACGAGACAACTTTAACCAACTATCTGTGGATGTTCAACCATCCGTAAATATTAAGAACAAGGACGGTACAACAAAAGAAAGACCTGCTGTTCTTAATGTACCAGTACAAATGCCTTCTAGCAGCACTGCTGCTTTAACTTTCCCTGTAAATGTTGGTGATCCTGTTCTTCTTGTCTATTCCATGCGGTCTGTTGATAACTGGAAACGAGGGGAAGGTAGACCAGCCACACCTAACGATAATAGGAAGTTTGACAAAAGAGATTGCATTGCAATTCCCGGTATATGGCCATTTGGTCAAAGTATTAACAATCCCTCTGTAAGAGTGTGGACGCATAGTACGGGTGATCTTGTTATCTCCAACAATATCGGAGGTACAGAAAATGAAGTACGCCTACACCAAGGCGGGAATATTACAATCAACACCAACCAAGATGTTGCAGTGAATTGTAATAACGCCACTATTACAGCTCAAGCTGACATTACGTTGGACTGCACTAATTTAGATGTTACAGCAACAACTGCAACCTTCCAAATAGCTAATACGACATGGTTGGGGAATATTAGCCATACAGGTAACTATACCCTCATTGGAACTGGCACGTTTAATGGCATCGCATTTGATACCCACAAGCATACGAATGTTCAACCCGGTATCGGAGTATCTGGTGGGCCTACAAACTAAGGAGATTCATGGATATCCTAATCAATAGTGACACAGCATCTCCTTCTTATAATGATGCTGTGTTTATAAACGGGCCATTAGCATTAGACGGTGTTTCATCCTCACCTGTTGAAGTAGTGGCTCAAAGGTTGCAAATCAGATTACAGAGCTTCCTTGGGGAATGGTTTATCAACACTGCGTATGGCATACCTTACTGGCAGCAACTGCTTGGCAAGAAGATTAACAAAACTGCCGCTGACAGAATCTTTCAAGAACAAATTTTAAGTGAGCGTGGAGTTAGAGAGATAACTTCTTTTTCCTCGACCCTCAAAAACAGAATATATGAAATGAGTTTCCGTGTAAGAGCCTTAGATGGAAGTCAAACAGAAACTATTTCCATAAACACAACTTTATAAGGAATAGTAATGGCTTACGGAATTACAGACGAAGGTTTCGTCCTCAAAAGACTTAATGATATTCTTACAGAGCAACGAGCTAGAGCTGTTCAACTGTTCCAAGATTTGGTTGGAGAAGGCGACATAGTTGATACATCAGACAGCTCCATCTTGGGTAGACTTATCGCCTTAGATTCTGTAGGTGATGCTGATCTTTGGGAAGTGGCCCAACAGAGTTGGTCTGCCTTAGACCCTAACTCAGCCACAGGTATTTCACTAGATAACCTTGCTCAGTATGGTGGCATTGCACGTTTCCCAGCTTCTGCTAGCACAGCAGTAGGTTTGTTTGCTGGTGACAACGGTACACTTATTGCTGGTGGAAGTGTTATGCGCTCTGCTGACAATAATGAGTTTTCAGTAAGTGGAAGTGTAGCATTGTCTCCTTCCTTGGCTGCAGGTATCTCTCTAGTTGTTAGTGTTGTTTCTAATACCACAGCGTATAGCATCACTTATACAGCGGGGATTACTGGTAGCACCACAATCACTTACACTTCTGACGCAAGTGCTACAGCTAATGAAATTGTAGTTGGTTTGAAGGCTCTGATTGATGCTACCCATCCCTTGCTTATTGCTACATTGGTTGGTGATACTCTTACTGTAGACATGGCTGATGTATTTCAAGCCAGCACATTCTCTACAACAAGTAATCTTGCAATCACCAAAGTTAAAAAGATTGGTCAATTAGTTGCTGTAGTTCTTGGTGCTATCAATCAAGATGCAAACACAATTACACAGATTGTTACTCCTGTTCTTGGTTGGGATAGTGTAACAAACCCTCTTGATGCTTCTCCCGGTAGATTGCTTGAGACAGATGAAGAGTTACGCCTACGCTTTCGTAACACAAAGTTAGAACGTAGCTCCAACATCCTTGACAGTCTCTATTCCGCACTGTTGAACGTAGATGGTGTGCAAGAGTTGGCAATCTATGAGAATGATACAGATATTACAGATGCTAATGGTGTTCTTCCTCATAGCTTCTTCCCTGTAGTACTTGGTGGCTCTAGTCAAATTATTGCTGAGACTATCTGGCAGAATAAGCCAATGGGCATTAAGAGTCAAGGTAATACGATTATTCCTATTACAGACAGTCAAGGGTTTTTGCACAACATTGGGTTTGAAAGGCCAACCCCCGTCGTTGTTTATATCAGCATGACACTTAGCCTTAATCCTGAAGATGCAACAATCTTTCCGAGTGATGGTGCTGATCAGATTCGTGCAGCTATTCAGTCTTATGCTTCTGAGAACTTTGGTGTGGGTAAGGATGTTATTTATAGTCGTCTTTTTACACCTATTAACAGTGTTCCAGGTCATCAAATTGATAGCCTCTTTATTGGTACTGCACCAAGCCCAGCTGGAACTGGCAATATCGTAATTGACTTTGCTGACATTGGTTCTTTTGAATCTGTCAATATAAATATTGTAGTATCTTAAAGGAGGCTGCACATGTTAGTCCCCTTTACTGAAGCAGAATACTTAGAAGAGGCTCGTGATCGGGTAACTGAAGCTTTCAAAGACAAGACAGTTTTTGATAAGTACCTCCAACTGCTGATTGATCAACAAGAAAGTATTCAGCAAGTATTCAAAGACCTCATTCAGAAACGTAGTATTGACGAGGCAACTGGTGCAACTCTTGACATCATTGGAGAAATTGTAGGTCAACCACGAGAACTTATTTCTGCTGATCTTTTCAACTTCTTTGGTTTTCAAGGGGCACTTAAAGCTGACACCTTTGGTGACTTTGGTCTTCCTCAGATTGGCTCTAAGTTTCTAGATTATGGCTCTCCTACTGGCGGTAACGTACTCCTTGATGATGAGACTTACCGTCTGTTTATCAAGGCTAAAATTCTAAAGAATAGGACAGCTTCAACACCAGAAGAGTTTCTTGCTTTTGTAAACTTTATCTTTGGTACAACTACTACAGCCATTATTGAAGGTCAAGCAGAATATACTGTGTTGTTCGGTAGAGAGCTTTCTGTATTTGAACAGGTACTGCTTGATTATGTTTCCACAAGTCAAGGCTATCCTTCTCGCCTTATCCCTAAAACAGTTGGTGTAAAGATCAACTTTGGTTGGTTCCTTGCTGAGAATTACTTTGGTTTCCAAGGTGCAACTGGTGCTAAAGGTTTTGGTGAGTTTACAGGAACCTTTGGTTGGGGTTTAGGTTGGGGTCTTGGTTATGGGGCTTCTGACTTCTCTCAAGCCGGTGGTGGTCAATTCGCAACACTTCTTTAGGAGAGATTATGTCAGTTAAGAATAAACTCCTAGCTCTAGGCTTATCCTCTGCTCTTGCAACAACAGGGATGTTTGTTGCTAAACATGAAGGGTTAGTGCTGGGAACCTATATTGACCCAGTTGGTATTCTAACTTCATGTTATGGGCATACGGGTAAAGAGCTAAAACTTAATCAGAAGTTCACAGAAGCTCAATGCCTTGACCAACTAGCTGAAGACTTATCAAAGCATGACAAGGAGATGATCAAGTATATTAAAGTACCTGTGTCTGATCAAGAGCATGCTGCATACCTCTCCTTTTCATACAATGTTGGGGTTGGTAACTTCAAGTCTTCAACATTACTGAAACTCTTAAACAAAGAAAAAAGAGTGGAAGCTTGCAACCAACTAACAAACTGGGTTTTTGCTAAAGGTAAAAAACTCAAAGGTCTTGTGAACAGACGTGAAGAAGAAAAGAATCTTTGCTTGTCCGGGCTAACCAAACAAACTAATTTCTAAGGATTAAAATACATGGCTGAAATTCTAAAACCCTCCAACCTGAGCCTCACATGGGCTTCAGGTGGTGACGTTCTAAACCCCGGCGATACTAAATATGCGACAGGTTGGCAAGTTGAGATTCCTCCTCGCCAATGGGTTAACTATCTAGACAATCGTCAAGACTCTGCAATTGCTCACATCAACCAACACGGTGTTGCTGTATGGGATGCTGGTACAGAGTACCAAGAAGATAAGAGTTATGTCCAAGGTACAACTAACGGTACTATCTATCGTTGTGT